GTCCCCCAATGAGATAGTTCCACTTCCGTGTGCATTCAACGTAAGAGGCGTATTACTTCCCGCTGCCGCAACCACGTTGGCAATATACATGCTAGCCGTAGTTAGTACTCCTACGATGGTTACATCCTCACCAAAGGTAGCATCCCCTGCTGTGAGATTTAAGTCCCCATCCGTGATCGTAATGTCACCCTTGGTAAGAACTAAAGCTGCAGTACCTTCGGCAACACCTGCAATAGTAACCACGCCGGTATCCTGCCCGACCACTAAGGCATTAGCCTTGTTGCTGGCAGAAATTACTAACGGGTCAACGTTATCATCGGCTGCTACTACTTCAAGAACCGTACCATCAGTGGGGTCTCCTGTCACCTGCTCGATCCTTACCACGCTCACATTGCCGAATGCTCCAGTTCCCTGAATGTTTAACATATCCTCGTTGGTATCGGCAAACGTAAGCACCGTGATTTCATTGTCGGCAAAGTCAATCTGAGAATCCCCGGTAGGATCAGCAATGTCCCCCCATGTCACCGTACTTGGCCCTATAGCAGTAGCACCGGCTGATGTCTCAAAGTACAGCTTAGTCACGCCCGTGTCATCCGCCACGTACAGCCAGCCAATATTAGTACCTGGCGTGCCCGGATCAGTGATCTCAGGCATAATAAATTGTTCAAAGTGCCCTTCCTTATATGTCTCATCCGCAGTGCCTACATACCCAAAGCTATCTTTCCTTGGATGAAGATAGTCGTACACTTGTGCATACGTGAACGTAGGAATTAGGATAAGAGCTAAAGCAAGGAGCAACCATTTTGCTTTACCCATTTTTATTCCTCCTTTTTCTCTGGTGCAACCGACGCTAACGACTTTATTACCTCATCAAGCGTGCCATGGCCAAATATTCCACAATTGGACAATATTGTTGCACCTACGTTATACTCACTTACTTGAACCACATTTGCCGGATTTAACGTACACCCAAAATGGCACATAAGTAGAATGTCTCCCAACACTTCCAGTCCCATCGGAGTCTGTAAAAATACCGCCCTGTATTTATCCATTAACTCCTCAGGTGTAGATGTAGGTATCATTCTTCTTCTCCAGTTAACATTCCGCCCTCTTCTGATGCCATCGCGGTTTCAAGGGGACTTCCTGGTTCCGGCCTCTTTTCCATCCCCCTCATACCCTTTCCAAGAGCAGCAGCCATTTCTACTCTCTTTTCCATCATCTGCTGCTGCAGTCTTGCATCTCTGATCTCAGCTACTTGCCCATCCGGTAATATACACTTAGCTGGAAATCCTGCAGCGTCTAGAGCTTCCTTCATGGTTTCATCACCATCCACAATGTCCATGGATTCGGGAAATGTCTGTGCCACGATAGCTGCTGATTCCAGTCCTGCTCTAATCTCCCTATTCTTTGCCATCCTCCTTTGTGCCTGGGACAATGGCCCCATATAGTCCACTTCTATGCGACCCACTCCCAGATCTAGAAGGATCTGAGGAGGAGGAGGTATCCTCCCGGCCCTAACCTCTATTGAAAATACTCTATCAATAATAGGATTAAAAGCTTCGGATTCAAGTCTCCCAACCCTAGTTCCCAACACTGCTGCCTGCTCCCCCTGCATTCCCAATACCTGAGTAGCAGTTAATTCCACCTTATTAAAGGATGCCTGGTATAGCATTAAGAAGAAGTTAACATGAAAATGCTCCTTAATGGCATTGTCAAGTCGGTCTAACTGGTCCTTGCCGAATGGTAATTGGATATTCTGATCAATCGGCCTAGGAGCCATTTTCTCAATATTAGTTACCCACGTCCACCCACCAGGAGCCGTATTAACTCTACCTCTCAAGTCCTCCGGCCCAACCATAGCTGGATCTACCATCTTGTGTCCAGCTAGAAGATTATCTTTAGCTATCTGCTGTGCTGTTAGTACTTCTACTATTGCATCCCATCCTGGGCCTCTCCCATACCACTCATCACTATTCTTTCTCCATCTCCATGATATGGCGGGCATCTCATTATATCCCCCCTCCGAGAGGAGGCGAAGGGGGGATCTCAGAACCCACAGAGAGGAGATAGGCATATTCTGAGAATTCTTAATGTTGAAGTCATAATACTTTCTAGGATATACTGCATGTATTATTTCCATTTCCTCAAATGGATTATTTTCAAGTATTCTTTGAAAATTGGCATTAGCCTCAACCATTACGTCTAGCCCAAATTTATCAGCTAACTGGCGTACGTTGAGCTTATATACCCTGTAACGTGTGTCCACCTCACCAAAATGGTTTTCAGCTATATAACATTCCCTGAAATGAGGAACTGTGAAGATTATTCTTCCCTTACCTAAATCTTCCTCGATTTGGAAATGGGCAGTTCCAGCACTAGCACCATCACTAATAAATTCGGGAATAGTGTCGTAGAAATTGGAACGATGGAAGGCGTAGTATATTACTTCTGCAGCATCCTCTAGCCACATCTTTACATCGGGAATTGCACTAAGCTTTCCTCCACTCCACCGCCTGAGTTGAGAATGACGAGGAAAATTAATAATACCTGGAAGGTCGAACGCGAACCACCTCTGGGACCTAGAACACGTGTACCCAACCATACCATCCACCAGAAGGTTTCTGGCTGAAAAGGCAGTACCGTCGTATACTTCCATTCCAGTTTTCTTACCCTTACCTTGTGGCCTATCCTTAATTCTCCGGCGACTATGGTTGATAAAAGTAATAATAGTATCTATATCCTCCTCGCAGTCCCGCCTAACATCAGCTAGGACCGTGAGGGTTCTCTCACATTCCTTTGCTTTTTCCTCATTAGCTCTAATATCGGACATATTATGCTCCTAAAGTAGGAATCGTTACCCTACCCTGTGCAAGTCTTGCTAAGAAATTGTTACTATTAAATCCGCGTTTCTTGCGCATAGCATCTGCAGTAGCCTTGGCTGCTAGTTTAAGAGTAGTAGACCCCTTACTAGTATTCATATTAGCCCACGTTTTTGCCATTGCTCCCCATCCCATAGACGATCCGCTCAAAAATGACCCGCCTAAAAAACCTGGAATTGTCATTTTATCCTCCCACATTTAACCCTAATGTTAATGGGTTTATTTCTTTCTGTGCAGTCTCTAGTCCTAACAATTTTCCATATTTAGCCTTGGATTCTAGCCCCGGCATAAAGGTATGTATGAATGCATCTCCAAGATCCGGCGAGAATCCTATCTCTTCTTTCATCTTTTTCTTACTGTCTACCAGTATTTCTCCCGTCATTTCCTTATACTGGTAATGAATATTCTGAATATCAGCTATAAAAGCCTTTTTGATCTCCGGATTGATAGCGGGAGATATTACTGAGAAGTCACTCATGAAGAATTCCCTTGCCATCCACCATAGTTCATCCCTAAGCCTATAGAAGCGTTCCTCGTGGAGGGGGGAATTCTCAGATACGTTGACGGGCATACAAGGAACTTCTGCAGCCCTAACTATATCGTATACCCCTGGCATTCCTATTACATCTATCGCTATTGCATCAAACATCCCGGTCTTGTATCGATCGATGAACCTTCCTGCTAGCTGTACGTTATCCAGGTTCTTCCACTGCTCCATATGGATGACCTGATACCCCTGTCTAACTACTAAGGTTGATCTGTCATCACCATAGCGAGCACAGTCACCACCGGCTAATTTAGGAAGGCGTTGGAGGGATGCAGGACGGTGGAGGGCTTTGTTGATAAACTCGAAGGGTATGAGGATATTCTCGGTGGAGGCCAGAAAGGAGCAATAAAAATCTTGCTGGATCATTGACTCCGGCATCCCCGCCTTTCTTTCCGCCTGTATTGCATCGGGAGTTACTGCTCCCGTATCATCTACGGTCAACATCTGGTAGAACCAAGAAGGGTTGCTAATAGCCATAGAATGAAGATCCCAACCATGGTTCCTACCACGAGGAGTATATACAAATACGGCCCATCCCCCGTTTTGGGCGAGAATGGGTCTGAAAAAGTTCCATGCATTGGGATAACGGTTTGACACTGCCCACTCATCCAGAATAAGTCCCACGGGATTAGGCCCCACCAAGCTGTCATAATTATCTGCTCCCACTATTTGCCAGACAGAGCCATTACTTAGCTCTACCTTCATCTCATTTTTATTAGTAGCCTTCCTAAACTCCTTGGGAATGTGGTAGTCTATATACTTATTGCCCTCATTATCGATTGCATCCCAAAGAACCTTACGGCCCTGAGAATATTCAGGAAAGCAGTGGTAATAAGTCCCTACACGCTCGAAGGACTTCTTGATGGCGAAGTTAAGTAGGGATAGCGTCTTCCCGCTGCGCCTGTGCCATATGCAGCAGGCTCTATTCTTCCCGGAGTCCATCGCATCGAAGAAAGGTATCTGATAACCACGTGGTTGAAAATTAAACGGCACTCGCATCTATTACATCCTCTTCTTGGTGTACACCATCTTTACACCCACCATCGGGTGTAACATGGACAATTTGGGCAATCTTCACTTCTCCAGTATCACTTGCCCCTGCATAGTTAATTATCTCAATCTTGATCCCGCCTACTGGTCCTTTCTGATCCTGTGCCTTTTCCTTATCAAACAATACCCCAAAGGCGATGGTCTTATCCTTCAGGCTAGCCTTTTTAATGTCCTCTGGGGATATATTATCGAGGATGCGCTTCTGATGAATTGCCAGGATATCGGACCTGAATTCCTTATATCTCGCCACGTTATTTATTTCCTTCTCTATTCTTCTAAACCTCACGCGTGCGCTCTCGCCCGTGCACCCCAGTACCTTTCCTATATCCTCGAATGATAGCCCTTTCTTGCGCAGCTCTATAATTTCGCCCATATCTATTCCCTTGGC